GGGAGAATACCTCAAATTTGAATACAGATATTGCTAAGTTTGTGGATATTGTGTGTCCCGAAGTACCAAAACTCGCACAAATTTTAGACGAACGCCATGGACAGATACTCGCGAGAGTCCCACTAGAAAGACATTTTTCTGGGAGTAGCGGATTGGTTCTGAGAGACAAACAATGGAGAAGTTTTAATCGTCAAACAAACTACTTTAACCCAATTTCAATCAAGAAATTGAACTTCAAGATATACGAACAGCAAGATGATAACGACTATAAATTACTTCAACCAGACGCAAAGTGGTACATGATTCTCGAAATTACAACTGTAAATGTTAAAGAGAAACCTAAAGACCGTGATCTGCAAATACTACTAGCGCTACAAAAGCTACTCGATAAAATAGATGTACTTAACGAGAACGTGCGGAAATTACCAGATGAGCCACCAGAACCACCTAAAAAGAAGTACTCTTTTGGTCTTTTAGTATTAATTCTAACTACAATATTTGGGACCTTTGTCTGGTGGGTGAATCGTGGAATCTCTTCTGGTCCGGTGACCATGTAACCTTTTTAGTAAACAAAATCTTTTCATGATAGGTCTTTTGGGGTGTATTTTTCTTTTTAATATTGGGATTTATAAGTCTGATTGGTCTCGAAAAATCAATATGTTTCATTTACTGATATAAAAAATATAAAAACTATATCAGTAAGTGATGATTGAAGGTATTCTGAATAGATTTGAAAATGTCAGAAATCTTCCAACGAGTGAGGAAATTGGTACTTCTGATGAAAGAGTCTTGACTGAGGTTGAATTTGAGCTTACAAAGATATTAATGGAAAAATATCCCGAGTTCTCTGAAAACTACATATCAACACTTAAGCGGAGGTGGAAGGACCGGTGGTGCTAGTTTTTTTGGTCGTCTTTTTAGTGGTAGTTGCCTTTTTGGGGGCTTGCACCACCGCACCGGTCGCGGTACACTTACACTGGCAAACTCCCGCTGGACCCATTGGACCGACTGGACCGGCTGGACCGGCTGGACCGGCTGGACCGGCTGGACCTTCGCTGGCTTCACTACCAACTCCTGAGTCAACAATCTTCAAAAGAAGATCAAGAATACGACCCTTGTCAAGACGAGAGCGTTTCATTTCATCTTCAATCTCTCTGCGTAGTTGCAATGGATTCATTTTAATATATATAAAAGCAACATTATCTTTATACCAAATGATCATCATAGGTCCGCATCTCCTGACTGGTATTGGTCAACATGCAAGCAAGTATGTTGAGTTGTTTCCTGGTACTAAATATTATCAAATAACAGACGATCTCCCTGAATCTGAAAATGCTTTGGTATTTCTATTACCGATCGGGTGTCATCTTGAAAGGCTTCCATACATTCGAAATAAAGTCAAAAATCTAGCGTGTATGACCGTGTGTGAGACTGAAACTGTTCACGAAGATTATGGTCTTTTAATGAAAGAATTCAAAAAGGTTGCCGTTCCAAGCGAGTTTTGTAAGAGGGTACTCTCGAAACAGTTTCCGACCAATGAATTTTATATTATTCATGCGCATATACCGGAACCACCACCGAAACCGTATGTATTTTATCACATAGGAAATATACTCGATCCACGAAAGAATTTTAAATTCATATTAGAATCATTCATTCGACTAAATAATCCAAATACAAGATTACTTGTAAAAGCTACATGTAAACAGGATATACAGTTGAATATACCAAATGTTGAATTGATAAATGGTCTTATTTCAGATGAAGAAATGAATAAAATACACGATCGGGCGGATTGTTACGTGAGTTTTTCTTCGTCGGAAGGAGTTGGAATGGGTGCAGTTGAGGCAGCGATGCGAAACAAACCCGTGATTATAACAAACTATGGCGGTGCGCCAGAATATATTAAAACACCGTATACTATTGAATGTGGTGTTCAGGAGTTACCCGATGATGATTTCTTATTCAAAAAAGGGATGATATGGGGTAAACCAAATCCTGGTCAACTTTTGGAATTCATGAAAGATGTGAGTGACAAAAATGTACGCCACATGGATCACGAACATACCAAAAAACTAGTTTCAGCAACCAGTGTATCACATGAATTCTTCGTGAATATAATTGGTGCCAAGAACAACGATACCGAGAATGATGGTGTGACTCATTAAAGATCCCCTTTCGGCGATCAAGGCCATGACAATATCATCCAAAATTTTAACACCGGTCGGTTTTTTGATTATGCGGGGGATGAGTGTGGCAATAGTCAAATACAAAGCCATCGCTATGATTACAGGTCTAAGATTCTCCTGATCTAAAAGCATTGTTTATAATACTATTGGATTTTAATTCCGTCAAGCTTGCTTAGTAGATCATTTACGTTTACTTTACTTCCGATACTCGTGGAAGACACCCGATGTTTTTTACAATAATCACCGCACACAGCCTTGAATCGACACGGCTTGCCAGCCATTGTGATCGCACAACATATTTTGTGATTTGTTCGCTGTTCGGGAGTGTTCGCCTTTGGTGGTGCATCAAGAACCACGATGGCTTTTTTCTTTTTTGTATTATCGTGTTTGATATAGGACATCTTACACTTCCAAGTCGCATCCGCTAAACGATAGCACTTTTCATTTGGCTCTCTGAGACGATACATTTTTGTCGCATCAGAGAGGCAGGCATTCCACATAGTATCACGAATTACTTGCATTTTTAGAGATGAATAATGTGAAGTTTGAAGACGACTTAGGTTTCACATCATTATAGATCCAGCTAATATAAGAAATATAATAAACAATATGAAGTTTAATATATGCTTTTCAGTACAAACAAGTTGTACATCATCTCTCTCTTCCATTGGTATTTCTATGACATAATCTTCATTTACCCCTAAAACAATGTGGTCATTGGGTTGTCTAACGACCACATAGTTATTCATATGGAACTATCTCATTTTTATTTTAAGCAGCCTCACCACCAATTTGAGCCAAATAGATGTCAACTTCTCCAACAAAATCTGGACATTTCTCAGAAGTTTTTCGTGTCACCATATCTTGAACATTTGTGATGTGTTCCTTAAACTTTTTGACATCTATTCCTGTTGCGTTGTGGATCTGGGATTCCGAAGCGATGTCCTTGAGTGCGTAAAAGTATGCCGCCGCGTAGTTTGCGTGAAGGATGGCTATCACAGGTGAAGCGTCCTGTTGCGCAGCGACTGCGTAACGAGCCGACTGTCTGACGAGTTTCTCAATAGCCATGTTCATACCACGTGTCTTATTTTGCATCATGAGGTAAAGTACAAATATCACAGCTATCAAATAAAGATAAGCCATCTTCTATCTATAAGGATGAAAATAAAATGGAAGTATTTATGTTATAGATGCTTGGCACCACTTGATCCATACTACAAACAGGGTGCTGGATGGGAACACAATCTTTTTGATAAGTATCTTTGTGAGACTAATTTACCATTTGAACTCAATAATGCATATCTTGTTGGTAATGTACACATGTGTAAATGTTGTTACATGGATGGACCCATAAAATTTAACCCGCGGATAGATGCTCTGAGACAAATAGGGGCAATTAAGTTTGATAGACCAAAGACGCTTGCAATTACACGAGACGAAATGAAGAAATGGGCGAACGATTTTTACAAAATTCTTGAAGAGAATAAACCTAAGTAAAGAAATGGCGCTCCAAAAGATAAAGAAAAATGGGTGAGAGTATTCAAAAACTCACTCACATTGAACATGTTCTTAAGAGACCAGATTCATACGTTGGTCCGGTGGACATCAGTTCTGAATCGTACTGGATTCTTAACAAGGCTCGTAACAAATTCGAAAAGAAAAGTATCAATTATTCACCAGCTCTGCTCAAAATATTTGACGAAATTCTTGTCAATGCAATCGACCGAAACTCTGTACATCCGAAGAGTGTTACGAGCATCTCGGCGAGGATAGACAAGGAGACCGGTGCGGTCACCATTGAAAATAATGGCCCCCTCGGTGGTATTGGTGTTCGTATGCATGAAAAGGAGGGACTTTGGAATCCCGAACTTACATTTGGACATCTACTCACAAGTACAAATTATGACGACACGAAGAAGCGCGTTGTCGGTGGTCGTAATGGCTACGGTGCTAAATTGACCAACATCTACTCATCGGAATTCTCAATCATCATCAAAGATCACGAAACAAAGCAGACATACTCACAAAAGTGGGAAAACAATATGACCGTGTGCCATCAACCAAAAATTACAAAACACAGTGGCTCAACTTCTTCGGTTTCAATCACTTTTATCCCAGATTGGAAAAGATTTGGGATGAAAAAGATGGATGCCTCAATTTACAAGATCTTTGAAAAGCGTGTTTGGGATGCAAATATCTGCACAACTCCAAGTTGTAAAATCAAACTCCAAGGAGACGTTCTTCCCAAAACATCATTTGAAGCATACGCCAAGATGCATGAGGGTATCAATGAATTGTGTACATTTACAAGTGATAGATGGACCGTGTGTATTGGACCTTCCGAAAATGGCCTCGAACAAGTGTCCTTTGTGAATGGTATCTGTACAACCAAAGGTGGTACGCATGTAGATCATGTGACATCTCATATTGCCGCAGGTATCATCGATGAGATGGCAAAGAAGATTAAATTGAGGCCACAACAGGTCAAAAATACTTTTAATATTTTTGTCAAGGCAACCCTTGAGAACCCAACCTTCTCCAGTCAGGTCAAATCTGAGTGTACCTCAAAGGCCCAAGACTTTGGCAGTAAGTTTGAAGCTTCCAAGAGTTTCATTAAAAATGCACTCAAGACTGGCATCCAAGAAGAACTCTTGGCTCTCTCAAAGTTCAAGGAAATGAAGGAACTCTCAAAGTCCGACGGCTCACGTAAATCCAAAATCACAGGTATTCCCAAGTTGGACGATGCCAACAAAGCTGGTACGGCGCATTCTGGCAAGTGTACACTCATCGTGACAGAGGGTGATTCTGCGAAAACGCTCGCGGTTGCGGGTCTCTCTGTGGTTGGTCGCGACCACTATGGTGTCTTCCCTCTTCGTGGGAAGTGTAAGAATGTCCGAGATGCATCCATCGCACAACTCACATCAAACCAGGAGTTCAACGATCTCAAGAAGATTTTGGGACTTCAACAAGGTAAGGAGTATACCAGTGTTTCCGAGCTTCGCTATGGTCGTCTCATGATTATGACGGATGCCGATAATGACGGTTCCCACATCAAAGGTCTCATTCTCAATATGATTCACTATTTCTGGCCAAGTCTTCTCAAGTTGGGTTTTGTTGTGTCTATGGTAACACCAATCATCAAAGCCTCAAAGGGTGGTCAATCCAAATCTTTCTATACGGACTCCGCGTTTCGTACTTGGTATGGGAATGGGCAACCTGGGTGGAAAATTAAGTACTACAAGGGTCTCGGTACGAGTACGAGTGCTGAGGCTCGAGATTACTTCAAGAAGATTCAAGATCTCACCGTGAAGTTTGATATGGACATAATGACGGATAAGTCAATCGTTCTCGCTTTTGATAAAAAGAAGGCGGATGACCGAAAGTCTTGGCTTCTTGAAAGTACGGCGAAAGATCCAAAAGAATTGGAAGTTCCATACGGTCACGTAAAAAACTTGAGCATCTCGAACTTTGTACACAAGGATCTTGTCAATTTCAGTTTGGCGGACTTGAAGCGTTCTATCGCACATATGGCGGATGGTCTCAAACCTTCACAACGTAAGGTCATGTATGCGTGCTTTCAAAAGAATCTCAAAGATGAAATGAAGGTCGCTCAACTGGCTGCGTATGTTGCGGAAAAGAGTGCATATCACCACGGTGAAGTATCTCTCGCAGATACAATTGTAAAGTTGGCCAACGACTACATGGGTTCAAATAACGTCAATCTTCTTGAACCATGTGGTCAATTTGGTACTCGTCTCATGGGTGGTAAGGATGCGTCTCAGACGAGGTATATCTTTACAAAGCTCACAAAAGATGCACGAAAAATCTTTGATCCGAGAGATGACCCAATTCTCAACTATTTGGATGATGATGGTCGCCCTATTGAGCCAGACTTCTACATGCCAACTTTACCAATGGTTCTTATAAATGGTACAGAAGGTATTGGTACGGGTTTCAGTTGTTATGTACCACCATTCAATCCAAAGGATATCAAGGACAATATCCAAAGAATTCTCGATGGAAAGTCTATGGTACCTATGAGACCTTGGTTTAAGGGGTTCAAGGGAAAGGTACACATGGAGGGGGATACGTGGATGATGGAGGGTGTGTGGAAGTGGTCTGGGATGAATATTACAATTACCGAATTACCCCCCGGTCGTTGGACACAAGATTACAAAGAATACCTCGACGGTCTCGTTGAAAAGAAGTTAATTGGTGGTTTCGTAAATAACTCAACGACTGAAGATGTTCATTTTGAAATCATGGATTATTCGGGAAAAGATCTCGTCAAAGATCTCAAATTACGAAAAACTTTTCATGTATCGAACATGCATCTTTTCCACCCAGTAAAGGGCATTTACAAATACTCAAGTCCAGAAGAAATCCTGAAAGACTTTGTGGAACTTCGCATTGACCACTACATCAAGAGAAAGGCTCATCTCATTAAAGTTCTTGAAACGAGAGCTACCATGTGTGGATACAAATCAAAGTTTGTCACAATGGTCATTGAGGGTGACATCGTGGTTTTCAAGCGTAAAAAACAAGACCTTGAACGACAACTTGCAGGTATTTTCCCACAAATTGCCGGAAGTCACGACTACCTACTTAATATCAAGACTGTCCAGTATACAGAGGAAAGTGTAAAAGCTCTCATCCAAGAAGCGAAGCAAACTCGCGAGGAACTTGAGATAATGAAAAAGACATCCCACATCGATATGTGGAAAATGGATATTAAAAATATGTAAGCAATAGTAGGTATGGGTGAAGCTGCGAAGATTTCACTTAAAGCTATTGGAAAGCAAGACACGTATTTGCTTTCTAAAGAACCAGACGAATCCTTCTTTAATTATGTAGAAGACAAGAGACACTCCGAATTTAGAAAATATCATAGAAGTAAACATGTAATCAATCCTGGACAAGTTGCCAATTGGCCATTTAATCAAACGATTAAAGTGCAGTTCGAACCCAAGAATATGGGTGATCTTTTAAGTAACATGTGGTTGAGTATAAAGATGCCAGCACTCAACAGTCCGTCGAATGAAAACTACGCAGATCAACTTGGTAGACACATTCTAAAGAGTATCACAATGCATGTTGATGATATAGAAGTCGAGAAAGTCTACGACGATTGGGGTATACTTTACGATGAGCTTTATTTGGAAACCAGCGAAAAGGTTGCAAATAGATTTCTTGTAAATAGAAATTTAGGATTCGATGCGTCGGAATCAAATCCAAATTATGCAAAATTTGAGTCAGATTTGGTGATACCAATTCATTTCTTTTTTTCTAGAAAATATGCGAGTGATGAATATTCTACAAATAAACCAAATAGACCATATTTTCCATTGTGTTCAATATTCAATCAAAAAATAATTTTTGAACTTGAATTTCATAAACAAACATTCTTCACAGATACCACCAAAACACTCGAACTTTCCTCGTTTGATATCATCACAGAAGAAATCACACTCGGTGGTGAAGAACGTATCTTTATGATGAAGGAGCAGCAGATGTTACTGACAGACTTGGTGAGAAAACACCCAACAATTATTACTGATGAGGGTAAAGATGTTATACGAAATAATCTTACACCAAATATTCCAGTAAAATGTATTCATTGGTTTTTTCGAAATGTTAAATTTGAGAATGAAAACATCGCGACAGGAGATCCAGTACCTTCTGAAGATGGTGAATATCTAATGCACAATCGTTTCAACTTTTCATCAAATGTAAATTTCGATGAAACGTATTCATTCTTTGCCCCCATCATGAAATCGACAAGTTTCTATATAAATGGTAATAAAATGCCAAATATTTCAGACACTACACACACATATTATAAGTATCTAATGCCACTACAAAAAAGATTGTCAAGACCAACGAGAAACATTTATACATATAGCTTCTCGATGAATCCGGTAAATGTGGAACCATCGGGGAGCTTAGATTTTAGTCAGATACAATCTGACAAAACGGCGATTGAAGTCAAGTTGGATACGAGCCTAGTAAATGTAGACCTAGATAAATTCACGCTACATATGTATTACACGGGCTATCAAACATTTAAGTTTGAAAATGGTTTCATGTCGATTGCTTACTAAATAACGCGTCCTTATTTTCAGCAATATAATCAATGATTCGGTTCTTAATGCACCATTTGATGAAATTCAATTGAGCTAATGTCGTTTGAATTTCATGAGATGTCCCCGGGATTGTATAACCAAACTTTTGTGACCTACAAAACGGGTCAAATAGTTTTTTGCTATACCCATCTAGAGAAGACTTATACGCACAATGGACAGTAAATAATTTACCATCACCAGTTGTGTATGAAGTGTGGTTTTTCTTTGAATAATTTGTAATAAACCATTCCAAATTTCTAAGAGAAATCCCACTCGTTTTATCTAAAATTGTTAGTAGTGTAGTTTTATTCTTTTCTTCGGTGTAAAAATTGTTAATGGATGTTAGTAGAATATCACTCTTGTTCATTACTATATAATAGTATTCAATTCTATAAGCCCGTTATTACACCCCGGGCAATTCCGCACAAACATTTGTTCTGGACCGTGATTGTGTAAACTAGAACTCGATAAACTTCGCTGACATATACGTTCACCCTGCGCCTTGTGGTGACGACAATATCCATTATAAACACCCCTGAATGTACACCTATCACCAGATGATTTTGTACCTCTACAAATGGTGGATGTACAACTCTTGGGTATATCTTTTAGAAGAAGTTCTAGTGGTATCGCATGTTTTTTTGAAATCACTTCGGCGTAATCGTTGAGTGCTAGTGTCCTCTGCTCATCGACCTCTTCGTCAAACAGTTTTACAAGTTTTTCATAACGGCTCATTCTTACTTGTACTTTGCTCATAATTTTTAAATAAGTCTTCGACTGATTGTTGCTTTTTCATCCTTGACTCCTTAAGGCGACCGCGTAAAATTACGAGTGTCCCACTTTCATCCAAACCAAGACGTTTACATTCAGCGACGAGTTCATCTTTCTTCATACCACTGAGGGATGGTTCCTTCTTCGGCTTGGGGGGTTTGTGTTGATTGATGATTTCACCAAAGATTTCTTCCTTCACATTTTCATAGAGTGGATCTAGAAGATCGCAGACGGGGTTGAGGAACTTGTTAAGGAAATAATAGTGATAATCTACAGGAATACCATGCTCCTCTACATATTTTGGATCCTCGGCCTTTTCATACGCTTTAGCTTTGGGGTCTGTAGTCTTTGTGAGAATGTATGGTACCCGATCACCAGATTGTGGCTCAGACCCCGGCTTTCGTTCTCGCATTTTGGTCACAACTTGTACATGCGATTGGTTGATATTTATACTTTCAGGACTTGTTACTGATACATTTTTACCACCGACCTTGTATGTGTCTGAGAGACCTTGACTAAGAATGAGCTTTTCATTGGGTATATCCCCCGAGAGAAGCTCAATAGCTCGCTCTTTTGCCAACTCTTTGGGTGGACCAGGGTCACTCGACGTGAGAACTACATCAAGAAGTTCTTTACACACTTCCCTCATATGAGGTGTGTTATCTCTACGAACAATTTGAAGTCCCTTGACATCAATGTAGTCCATGTGCATCTTATCATCCTTACCCTTCGTCCAAAGTTTAGCAGCGTAGCGCTTCTTACTGTAGAGGAAATACGGCCAATAAACTTTTTCAAGTTCCAAGTTATTAGGCTTCTTGAAAAGAGCGCTACACTCTTCAGCAGCTCTCTCACCTACTTCCCAACTGTACGCGATAGCATCCTCACCCTTGCGATCACCCACATCAAATTCAACCATGACTGAATCCGTGTCCCCATATCTGACCTTTGCCCCGGGAAAGTTTGCTTCTACATAGTTCTTTGTTTCCTCAATCATAGATCGACCTTTACATGTCGTCGTAGAAGCGATTGGAACACAAGGTAGGATACCTTTACCAGCTCCAGTAAAACCGTAGACCGAGTTCATTGAAATCTTATAGGCCAATTGCTTTCCATTGTAGACTTCCTTCATGAAGCCAGTCGCCGCTGCCATGTCCCGTTTAGCCTGTTTACGGAACTGTTTTAGTTCCATAAGAATATTAGGAAGAAGACTCGGTACATCTTGTGCAAACTTGTAAGTTCGGTCACCGATATTGAAAACTTCATAATTGATACCAGGTATATTTCCATACTTCTTTTCATCCATCACGTAACTTGAGTAACATAGATTGTGTGCCATCATGATAGATGGGTACAGCGCTTCAAAATCTAGAGCTGTAATCGGGGTGTAATAGGCACCCTTTTGGGCGTCCAATACCGTAGCACCTTCGTATGGCTCTTCGGGGATTGCCCCATACCGGATAGTTGGCACCATGAATCCCAACTCCCGAGCTTTCTTTGTGAGTTGCGAGAAAACTTTTATTTGCTGACCACGTTCTACGAGAAATGGAACTGGAACCCACGTAGCTTTAGCCATCTCAACTAGATTCAAAAGGGTACAGAGCTTCTTCATGAGTTTATGTGGAAGGAGTGTGTCCTTGATACAATACTCAGCAACTTCCCTCAATTTAACCGGATCCTCTTCTCTATAACGAGCGAACATTTCCTTGGGGGGCATATCAATCTTTTGGTCGCCAAGGTAAAGTTTGGATACATTATCTAATTTATAACTGTCAAGTTTGTATCCCTTCTTGATTTCATGGAACATATCAAATGTAAAACGACCAGTCATTGGAAGGAGTTTCAAGAGATTATCTCCAAGCGCACTCGATGACAGCTTTTTAATAACAAGTTCAGACTCGGTATCCTTGAGTTTACCCAAATTGAAGAATTCATAATGACAACGATTCAAACGCGCTCGTTTGTAAATGTACTCCATATCAAACCCAAAAATATTCCAACCTGTGATGATATCGACATCCTTCTTTTGAATGTATTTTTGAAAAGCTTCAAGCATTTGCCTCTCTGTATCATAACTTCGAATGTCGCAACCATCTAAATTCGAATCAGTTTGTTTGTAACACAAACATGTCTTGTCATATGGTTCGTCTGAGCCAAACTTACACAGGGAAATTGCAATCTGAAAACACGCGTCACCAACAATATCGGCGTCTGGAAATTTACCTGTAGAACTATTACATTCAATGTCTACAGAAGCCACAACAAATGGTGCAATGTCGTCCCGAGCGACAGGTTTCAGTGTATTCCAATCGTTACAGAATAGATCGATATCAACATTTGCAAGATGTGAACGAATACATTTATCACCACTATCAAGCCATCCAGTTGACTGGATACCAGTGCGATGCATGAGACGAAGAACTGGATCTACATTTGATTCATAAACTTTAACGTTTCTTGTCCCAAATATACTGAAAAGATCGGGGGTTTTGTCGAGTGTCTTCCTCAGGAAAGAATCAACTAATCTTCTAGCTTGGAGGTTTTTAAAATTAAGTTTCATAAATGGAAACTCTTCATTGTTCTGGAAACCCCAGACGTCTTTTGATTTCATGACCGAATAAGAAACTAGAGAATCGCTACATTTTTCATCCAGGATTTGATATATTCGTCTTATTTTTTGGTTGTCGATATTCCCGGGAAGTTTTACAAAAAAATATGGTGTGAACGCGGTTGTAACACAGACCGATTTACCACCTTCATCCTTACCAAAAATGCTGATTAAATGCTCGTCGTCAGTATCTCGGGCCTCCCATGTTAAAGCTTGGAAGGTTACCATTATGTAATAATCGAACGAAAATTTTAATATACTATATTAGTAAAAATGTCAGCTGCTTTGATTGACCTTGTATCTAAAGGAGCCCAGGATGTGTACATCACTGGTCAGCCAGAGGTGAGCTTCTTCAGACAAAACTATAAACGCCATACAAACTTTGCGATGAAAGCCGAACGCATGGACTATATCGGCACCTTTGCCGACTCAAATGAAGTCATCATTCCCATTCGCTCCAAGGGTGATCTCTTGAGTTACGTGTGGGTCGAAAGTACCGATATTGCCAACGTCGGTACAAACGCCACTGGATTTTTTTCATCCTCGTCCACGACGCCAACCGCTTTCCAATTGTGGATTGGGGGTCAAAAAGTTTGCGAACTTGATTCTCTTTTCGTCCAGGGTGTTCACAACCCTCTTTTAAGAGACAACAGCGCTAAGGCGTCTTGTGCCATAACCACAAACGTCAAAAAGCAAAATCATTCAGGAAACTACTACATGATTCCATTTTTCTTTGGGGAAGATTGGACAAAGGCTCTCCCACTCGTGGCCTTGCAATATCACGACGTTGAAATCCGTGTGAAATGCCGCGACGGTGGATTTACACCACCA